GTTTCCCAGTCACGATCGGGAACGTGCATTAACTTTTAATCCTCCAACTGTTACAAAATCTTTAGGATATAAATCATACTTAAACTTGTCATACCAACCTTTACCGATACCGTCTCTTCTCGACATTGTAGTATATTCTTGATTCAATTTTACTATATGTCCAGTTTCTGGACATATCCTTTGATAATGTTCCTCTTTCATAACTCCGTTAATCTTTTTTGTACAATATCTAGCTACATATCCGGCTGATTTAAAATTTACATCTCCATATCTGTTATAACCGAATGGCCATAGCTTTTCACAAAGCTTTGATACAAACAATCTATTACCGTCCTTAACTCCGGCCAGGATTCCATCAGTAAAACGATAACCGAAGATAAGAGCGTGAAAATGAGGCCTACCCAAATTTGATATTTTGTAGGTTTCTCTATGCTTCGGATCTTCAGGATTATTTTTACCGTATTCCCCGCAATGATAATAACGTACTTTAACATTTTTGAGATGTTTCCTTAATCTCTTCATAAATTTTTGAAAATCTTCCTTTACCAAATTAGCATTCTCGGGAAGATATTCATCACTATAAGTCAAAGTCAAGAACATATTCTCTTTATGTAGACTAGCTTCATGCATGCATCTAAGTGCCCACATTTTAGATTTCTTTAATCTACATTGCATACAGTTGCCGCATGCTACGTCAACTGGCATATCAACGAAAGCATCCTTTCGATTGAAAACTATACCTCTTTTGCCGTTAGGGCCGACTGTGGAGGACCGCCAGCCTTTCAAAGGCCTAACACACATATTCTATAACCTCGAGCCTCCACGGATGGACCTTCGAGTCTTATTACGCGTATTTGTTCTAGCTCCAGCTTTAAATACTTTATTTGATTTCTTTGAAGGCATTGAGTGTCTCTTTTTCATAACGTTCTCCTAATAATTAATTTCATTAATTTAATATAACACAGTCCCTTAATAAGGGCCAGTGTCAGTCCTGACATTTACATCAAGCAATGAAGTCAGGATGGATAGCGTAGAGCTATCCCCACTAGCGTGCTGGCATTTTATAGTTACCCACAAAAAAGGGGGCTGATAAAGGCCCCCTTTCTTTTTGTGGATAACAGTATCGACTGTTATATAGTCTCTTTTGGCATTCCACCATCTTTATTTGGTGGATTATCAACCTTTTTCAAATCAGCTTTATCTTTTTGAATTATCTTTGACGGTATATCCTCTTTCGATTCTGCTAAACCTAGATCTACCATTTCTTTAGCATTGTTTGGATCTTGTACAAAAGCTAAGAAGCCTTCCGGGGTTTGAAACCTTTTCTTAATATGAGCGGGAAGTGAATTAAATAATTCTTTACCTCTCACTACCGTTAACATTGCCTCTTGATATGTTATAGAATCAACAAATCCATATTGACCTCGATACTCATTCCGATGCTCTAAAACTCCAGTTCTTTGGAACTTTTCCAAAACATTATTTATATCAACTGAATCTTTATGATGTTGTTCTGTTCTACCATCCTCTTTTTCATAAATAGTCGGTGCTCTATTTTTCACGTACGCTTTTTGAAATTCCATATTATTCTCCAATTTTATACATTTCTGAATCGGGTATGTCTGATGGGATGTAATAAGGATCATCCTTATGCATTTCTCTATAAAGCTCATTCATTTTCTTTGCTGTTGAATCAAACTTATTTGATACACTATTCCACCATGATCCTATTTTTTTAGTAACATCATTCAAAACTTGGTTCTGTATTTCCGCAACCGGTACTCCTTTTTCAGCTAAAGCTGTTTCCGCTTTTGACTTTTTAATATCCTGTATATCTTTATTTACCTGCGACGCAACTTTTTTTGATTGATTAACCATATTTATCATATTTATAGCTGTCGTTGCCATACCTGAAAACTCGTTTACTGCAGGTATCCCTGCACCTTGAGGTAAACCGGGTGAACTTGCAGGTGTCCCCATCGCTGAGGACCCGGCAGGCGTTGACGAGGGCGAAGTCATAGCTAATAATGGATTAAATCCAGCTTGCTCGTAGTCTTTCGCAGCTCTCTGAACCGCAGTAGACGAAAGCCTTTCTTGAAAATCCCTATTTAATTGAGCCTGATCTGCCGAAAAAGTCCTGGCTTTATGAGCTTCTAAAGCATTAAATACCCTGCCAGCTTTAGCTTCTTGAGATTGGAAAGTTTGCTGTTGCTGTGCAATTCTTTGATTTTGTGCGTTTTGTTGCCTAGCTCCAAATATATCTCCAACTTGTCCTAATAATGGAGCTAAATTTTCGTGTTTTGATAAGAAACCATCAGCAGCACCAAGTATGTTACTAACGCCAGGAATAAAAGATGCCACGGTGCTTACTACCGGTTTAGCTACTTTCTTAACTTTCTTCCAAGCTTTAGATAAAAAGCCCATAATTTAACCTTAAAAATGATCAATAAAACCAGGTATACCGAATAGCGGCATAGGTCTAGCACAACGCATACTAAAATACGTATCCAAAATAATATGAGGTTCACTAGGTGTAGCTAAAACACGCGACATTGGTGGATTTTCTTGGATAAAACTATCACCCAAAGCAGGTAAACTACCGAACTCTTCTGATAAATGCCACGCATCTAAAGATGAAGCGGCGGAACTTCTCATCTTCCCTGTAATAAGAGACTTCTTGTAGCGGTACTCTCCATATCTTTCTTGATAACCAAAAACTCCATCATCATTTACAGGATTACCATCAGCATAAATTTCTTTATTTAAAACAGCTTGTTCACCTAAATGAGCCAAAGATGGCCAGTAGTAATCATATCGCGTTTGCCTTGAGAATGCGCGATCTAATCCCTGTTGGTAAGTAAGATCCGTCCTTACAGACGCAATACCCATAACAATGCCATGTTCATTAAAACTCTTTGTAAAACCAATATCATTGAAACCGACTGTACCGAAAGAAGATAAATTACCTTGCGGCGTAGTAGCATCAGTGCTACTAGTTTGAGCGACCGGATTCTGATTAATTACTGTAGATCCGCCGCCCAGGAATTCTGGTCGATAAGTAAGGTCGTTAAACTCAACACCGAAATGCGTTTCCACTAATTCAGGATAACGAGTACCTGATCGAGCATCACGCTCTAAAAGTTTCTGAACTTGGAAAGCTTGCCTTAATTCATTGATAGTTGCGGCTGTAGCCGTCGAGAGATCAGCATACAATTGATGTGTAGGAGTATTAGCAGTATTAAGAATTACAGTATTGCTAGTACCATTAGAATCAAGACCTCTGGAACCACCGGCAATAGTAGAGTAAACACCAACGTCAGAATTATCAGGACCTTGGAAAGATACATTAGCGAATTCGCCAAGTGGTAAGGTAACAGCATCACCTTTTTGAGGCCACGGTAAACAGGATGTAAAATAATCATGTCTTTTTCCTCTTTTCTTCAAAGATACACCACTAGTATGTGTATTGTCTGAATCACCGCGATTAATAGCATATGAATCTTGTAAATTTTGGTCTCTATACCATTCATTCCAGATGTGCTGATATGCTCTCCAATAAAAAGAACAGTACGACAATCCAGCAACACCGGTAGGAATACCTATGTAATCTTCAAAAGTTCCAATTGAAGCTCCAGCAGTTATGTTGACCTGTGGAACCAGCAAACTAGTTGGATCATCATCAGGATCAACTCTCTCACCCATAAACATTCGCCAATTGTCCCAAAGCTGTCTGATAGGTACAAAGAAAAAGTGAACATCTAAATATTGATTATCCATAATTGGATAAATTGGAGTCGCCATCCTTCCAAAAGCGCTCATTTTTAAATTAAACGTATCACCTGGCAAAACCTCATCATGAAAAATAGGTACTAATTCACCAGCATTAAAAGTTGTTTTATGGCCATGACTGCGATCAAAAGATGACCTTTGAACATCAACCTCTGGATTGGTTGAAAAACTATGATCCATGACCGATTTCATAATATTCTCCTAATTACCTTTTTTAAAGCGCTTTAAATCGCTTTCAGCATTATCTTGAAGTTTCTCTATTGACTTAAGTCGTGTCTTAAGCTCCGTTCCAGACATTATAACCTTACTTTCTGTCGGTAACAACTCTCCTGCATTATCATCAAAAAAACCTACAAAGTGCATTGAAAAATCTTCAGGTGTAGCTTTAATCTGATCAACCTCTAAACCTGCTTGAATAAAAGATCTCTGTGCATCAGCATCCGTCTTATAAACAAGGGGGTTTGAATAAAATTCTCCAACTGAATCATACATCGCATACAATCGCTTCTTCATCGTCAACGTTCCTTTTTAGTAGTTTAAATTTTGACATAGCATTTTCATGCTTTGCCCGTACACTCTCAGGAGTGATCTTCTCAGCATTTTTCTTAGCATTAGAAATCCTTTTTGCTTTAACTTCAGCAAACATAGCAGGATCATCTATTTCGAAAAATGAATCGTAATACGGTGGTGCATTAACTTTTAATCCTCCAACTGTTACAAAATCTTTAGGATATAAATCATACTTAAACTTGTCATACCAACCTTTACCGATA